GCTCGTTTGTTCACAGGTTGCTCAGTAAACACCTTGTCTGTCGCTCTTGCACCTAACGCAATGGTAACTGGCACATTCGGCATTGTCGGTAAAGACATGGTAATCTCTGGCACAGAGAAGACACAAGATGCTGCTACAGGTGCTGCACCTTTCGACTCTTACTCTGGAGACTTGGAGATTGGTGGGTCAGTCGCTGCTATCGTTACAGCAATGGACTTCACAATTACTAACGGTTTCGCCCCCACATTCGTAGTTGGTGACGACAGCGCCCCATCCCTTGAGGTTGGTGATGCAGTAGTTGAGGGTACTATCTCAGCTTACTTTGAAAATGCAGACCTTCTGAACCGCTTCATTGACGAGACAGAGACTTCCCTGAAGGTCACAGTTGGCGACAACGAAAGCACACCTAACACTATGGAGTTCTTCTTCCCACGCTGTAAGATCAACTCTGCTGATGTAGGCGTAGACGGACCAACCAGCCGTGTGATCTCCCTGTCATTTGTCGCACTCCGTGATGAGGGAACAGAGACAAACTTGCGTATTACACGCGCATAAGAATCCTGTAGCTACAGGCGGGGAGTGTCGGTGTCGGGTCTGACGCTCCCCATTTTCCCACCCGACATAAAAAGGAACCCGATATGGACTTAAAAGACCTGACCCCGAAGAGTGATACCATTGAAGTAGAGATCAAGCACCCAATTACAGGTGAAGCTCTCAAGAATGATGATGACACTCCGATGACAATTACACTTCATGCTACGCACTCAAAAGACTACAAGAGTGTTATGCACGAACAAACTAATAGACGACTAAAGGCAGCTAGTGCTACTGGGAGAGTAGACATCACCTCAGAAGAGTTAGAGGAAAACACCCTAGAGGTTTTAGCTAAGGCTACTAAGTCTTGGAACCTGACCTTTGGTGGGGAGAAGCCGGAGTTAACTGTGGATGCAGCCAAGAAGTTGTACACAGAGGTGTTCTGGATCAAAGACCAGCTTGACGGGGGTATATCTAACTCAATGGGTTTTATGATGGGCTAGTCCAACAGCTACTTGATTACGCAGAACATGAGTTCTACCTTAACAAGTCTGATGATGGAAAAACCTCAAGAAGACAACACCTAGAACAAGTAGAGAGGCAGACTGGTCGTAGGCCAAAGGACTTAGATGGGCCACAATTCCCACGCCTCCTTTCCTATGTCTGGACTGCTTTCTTAAACCTAAGTACAACTAGGTCTATGGGGTTCAATGGCCCAAATGCTATAACCTATCAAGAAATAAAAGCGTGGATGGAAGTAACTCTTACACCACTAGATGCAAGAGAGGTTGAGGTTGTTAAAGCCCTTGACACAATTTTTATGAGGTCCATGTAATGGCTACAGTAGCAGAGTTTAATATCGACTTTACGGACCTTAAGGTTCTCAATGAGTATTTAAACAAGACTGAGAAAAAAGTTGAGGTGACAGCTTCTTCTGCTAAGGCAGACTTCAAGAAGTTGCAGATGGCTATCGACCCTGTTGCAAGAGCTACTAAGGGTTTTAAGGACCAAGTTCTTATTGCTCAGAAGGCTCTTGCAACAGGTGCCATAGACAACAAGCAATACGCTCAGACCTTTAAGCAGATACAAGCTAACGCCAATGCCGCTGGTATAACTATCAACCAGTTTGGTCAAGTAGCCAATGTAAATGCCCGTAAGATGAAACGATTTGGCGCTGTAGGTATGCAGCAAGTCGGTTATCAGGTACAGGATTTCGCGGTCCAAGTACAGGGTGGCACTAGCGCAATGGTTGCCCTTGGACAACAGGGTTCTCAGTTGTTGGGCATCTTCGGGCCATATGGTGCTATTGCTGGTATGATCTTGGCTATTGGTACTGGTCTTGCTGGCGCGTTTATGGCTGCTAAGAAAGCCTCAGATGCTAGCCTTACTTCATTTACGTCATATGCAGATGCTATGAAGGGCGCTAAAGATCAAGCTCAAACCTTAAAGCAAGAAAACTACATGCTTGCTAACAGTATCAAGTCTGTGGCGGAAGCTAATGTTCGTGCTGCTATAGCTGACATTACGGCAAAGAAACAACAGGCCAAGATAGACGCTGATGCTAGAGGGCCAGTTACAGAACTTACTGGTGCGCCAGAGGGATCAGGCTTTACCCTGTTTGGGTTTAGGATAATAGACGGGTATGAACAACAACTCGAAAAACTTGAGGAACAGCTAAAAGCCATTGTAGCGTTGCAAACTGAAAATGACAGCTTTACGTCACAAAAGGACGCGGAAAAGGACGCGGAAGAACTGCGTGAGAATCTGGATCGACGTCTTGCAGCCTTGATAAAAGAGCAGTCACTCAGATATGGCATGGCACAGTTAGGTGAACGAGAGGCTTTGATATACAAACAACAAACTGAGATGGCCCAAGAACTATTAACTCTAAAAAAACTGGGCCTTGTCGTTGGAAGTTTAGAAGAAAAGCATGTCATAAAGATGATACAGGCAAGGCACGATGAGGAACTAGCTACATATGACTTGAAGGAAGCGGAGAAAGCCCTGGAGGCACAGAGGAAGTTAGACGCTGAAAACCAAAAGGCTAGGGCCGATAGACTAAGAGAAGAACTTAAACAAGCCCTGAAAGATAACGCAGATGTTCTGGAGTCAAGTAAAGCTATAGGATCAGCTATGGAAGATGTCATGATGGCTATGGTTGATGGCACTAAATCCGTTAAGGACGCTTTCAAAGACATGGCCTCAGCGATCATCAAAGATTTGTACCGCATCTATGTCGTAAAGAAGATCACAGGTATGATTACAGGTGCTATAGACGCTAATTTCGCACCCGGAGTTGGTCAAGCCCAAGCGGCTGTTGCTGGTGCGCTAGCTAACGGTGGTCCAGTACAGGCTGGTCAAAGGTATGTAGTTGGTGAGCGTGGTCCAGAGGTGTTTACACCAAACGTAAGCGGTACAATCACTCCTAACAGTCAGATGGGTGGCAACGGAGTTACCATCGTACAGAACATCAACATCTCAACAGGCGTACAACAAACTGTACGGGCTGAGATACGACAAATGATGCCACAGATCGCAGACAGTGCTAAGGCCGCTGTTGTAGACAGTAAACGCCGTGGCGGTAACTATGGAAGGGCAATGGCGTAATGGCTATCTCATACCCACTCTCACTGCCTACAAACGTAGGTATGGCTAGTATCGAGCTAAGGGCTAGGAACACTGTAGCGGTGTCTATGTCCCCGTTCACATACAAGCAACAGACACATTCCTACGATGGTCAGATGTGGGAAGCTGATGTAACCTTGCCGCCCATGAACCGTGATGATGCTGAATCTTGGGTGTCGTTCCTTATGTCCCTCAAGGGTCGTGCAGGTTCGTTTTTGCTATACGACCCATCTGCTAAGAATCCTAGGGGTACTGCTACCTTTCTACAGGTTAGTGGTAGTGTTGGTGACGATAGCCTTAGCATAAACGCTTCTAACGGTACCATTAAAGCTGGCGACTATATTCAGTTGGGGGCTGCGTCTGATGCAACACTACATAAGATATTGGTTACCCCTAGTGCTAATGAACCACTAGAGATATGGCCTAAGCTGCGTAAAGATCGTTCTAACGTATCAGCTGTCTTGGTTAACGCCTCTGGTGTGTTCCGCCTTGCCTCTAACGAGACAGCTTGGTCTGTTGACAACGCAAGTTTCTTTGGCATCAGCTTTGGTGCTACGGAGGTTGTAGGATGAGCCGCACAATAGACAGTGGACTACTCACTGCCCTTACTGGTAACTCTGTAGAACCTTACTACGCTGTTGAGTTGATGTTCGACACTAAGACTATTACGGGTGCAGATGGAAACCCTATAGATGTGGGGCCATTGCGATTGTGGACAGGTCTGGGTAACCGAACTATCGGTGGGGAGACTTACACAGGTACAGGCGCTTTGCTTAACATAGCAGCCGCTGAGGAAGTAGGAGACCTATCTGCTAAGGGTATGGTGCTAACCTTGACTGGTCTTGATAGTTCTATCGTCTCAATAGCCCTACAGGAACCATACCAGAGGCGTAAAGCTAAAGTCTACTTAGGTGAACAGAGCGTTAGTCCGGTAGTAGAAATCTTCAGTGGTTTCATGGACACCATGCAAATCTCAGACGAACCCGAAACCGCTACTGTCGTGCTTACTATCGAAAGTAAGCTGGTCGAACTGGAGCGTTCCCGAAATTGGAGATACACAGATGAGAGCCACAAAGCCCGATACAGTGGAGACAGCTTCTTTTCCTTTGTGCAAGGCATACAGGATCAACAAGTAGCATGGGGAAGATCAGCAGGTTAAACGAATACCTTAGTGAAGTGTGTGATGTCCCCTTTGAATGGGGTGTGCATGACTGCTTCACTTTTACTAATGGCGCTTGGAAAGCTATGTACGGACAAGGGTGGGCTGAAGATTGGTTAGGTAAATACATGATCGAAGGTAAGCCCATGAGAAGAGATGAGC